GCCCTCGATCCTATTGATGAAGAAATAATCGAAGACAGTAACGAAGACGACACGGTTGACATGATTGAAGCCAAGCGTCTATGGAAGGAAGCAAACCCCGAAGACTCGTTAAAAAATCAACGCCGTCTATTTGAAAGTGGTCTAATTACTCAACTACCGTGGGAAATTGAACCTTTTTTAAAAAAAAAGAGTCTAACTTACCTAGAGAAAGTGGGCAAGCAACAGATCAAGAAAGAAATCTCCGAGGACTGAGCTATTTTCAAAACTCGGAACAAAGCGAACGCTCGCTCTGGCAACGCATTGTAAGAGCAAACAGTGACAAATAAGATAACACTAATAACACCGCCCGACGACATCTTCGATGATGCTCTACGTGTCTTATTAGTTGATCTTACACAAGAACAAAGTCAACTGGTATCCGATGCACTAACTAGCATGGATATCTCCATAGATATAGTAGCGTATGTGTGGAATCATACCAACACAATAGAATGGTTAATAGATAAAAAGCATAAAAGCCACTTGATAAAAAGCATAAAAGCCACTTGATCATATTCAATGCTGATTCAGATAATGCCGAACTGAACGGATATTTGTCCGCACACCCTAACTCATATTATATGGGCACTTTACGCTCAATTGGGATAACTACTAAAAGAGCCATTAAAGATCAATCACAGTGCTCTGAAATTTTAAACCATTTTATAGTAGAATATGACAAGAGATAAAAAATTAGTAGGAACAGGCATTACCCTAAAAGAAGGTGAAGATATCAATCGAGCACTTCGCCGCTTCAAAAACAAAGTTGTTGACTCGGGCAAGCTCGATGACCTACGTGCAAAAGAATTCTACGAAAAACCCACTACAGAGCGTAAGCGCAAGAAAGGTGCCGCAAAAGCACGTTGGCGCAAGCAGATGGAAAAAGAGCAATTACCTAAAAAAATGTATTGACATTGTATTAGCTTAGTGTTATAATGTAAGTTCACTATATAGAAAGAACTTAAAATTATGGCACTAACTGATATTATGATTGACTTGGAAACATTGGATGTTTTGCCCACGGCAACTATCTTGTCCATAGGCGCAGTCAGGTTCGATCCGTTTGGCGATGATGTTAATAACCCAGCTTGTACAAAATTCTACACTCGAGTTGATGTAGACAGTTGCGATCGCCTGGGTGCTACAGTCTCGCAGAGCACACTAGATTGGTGGGCTAACCAAAGTAAAGAAGCACAAGAAGAAGCGTTTCATCCTGATAACCGTATTGATATCAAAGACGCAATGGATCAGCTGTATAAATTCTGTTGGGGCGCTAAACGTGTATGGTCACATGGTGTGGGTTTTGACATTATCATCCTTGAAACATACTTCCGTAAACTGGAAAAAGCTATTCCTTGGTCGTTCTGGGAAGCTCGTGATACACGCACAATCTTTGATATTGGCGTAAATCCCAATCGTCCTCCTGTACTTAAACATCACGCACTAGAAGATGCTTGGAATCAAGCAGTGGGTGTACAAAATGTATATCGCACACTACAAACAAGCACTATGAATAATGGCAACTATATTGCACCATTTGCACGAGAACGTTAACATGGATGAACAGAACAACGAAGTAATGGATATTCTGCAAGAAGAATGTGCAGAAGTAATCCAGGCAGTTAGCAAAGTACGCAGGTTTGGTATCGACAATGCCAAACCCAATACTGAATACACTAATCGCGAACACTTGGAAGAAGAAATTGGCGATTTGCTGGCTATGGTAGATATCCTATTGATCAACAATATGGTCAACTGGGGTAATTTACACAGGGCAAAACGAGCCAAGATAGAGAAGCTAAAAAAGTGGTCCAATATTTCTAATCTAGATAATATCTGAGATAAATATTTTTGTAGAACGCCGTAAGGGTTTTACAAATGGGCAGGACGCCCACTACTACTCGCTTAATTAAAGGAGAAAATTATGAGTAAAATTATCGGTATCGACTTGGGTACAACAAATAGCTGTGTGGCAATTCTAGAGAATGGAAAAGCCAAAGTAATCGAAAACAGCGAAGGCGCACGTACTACACCATCAATCGTAGCTTACACCAAAGACGAAGTTCTTGTAGGTGCAACAGCTAAACGTCAAGCAGTAACAAATCCAAAAAATACAGTCTACGCAAGTAAGCGTTTGATCGGACGTAAGTTCGACGAACAGGCTGTACAGAAAGACATTGACCTAATGCCTTACAAAATTGTTAAAGCTGACAACGGCGATGCATGGGTTGAAGTAAACGGAGAGAAACTTGCTCCTCCACAAATCTCAGCAGAAGTTCTTCGCAAGATGAAACAGACTGCTGAAGACTATCTCGGCAAGGAAGTAACACAGGCAGTTATTACAGTCCCTGCTTACTTTAACGACAGCCAACGTCAAGCAACTAAGGATGCTGGAAAAATCGCAGGCTTGGAAGTACTCCGTATTATTAACGAGCCAACAGCGGCTGCATTGGCCTATGGTGTTGACAAGGAAGATAAACGTGATCGTAAGATTGCTGTTTATGACTTGGGTGGTGGTACATTTGATATCTCCATTATTGAAATTGCCAACGTTGATGGCGAAAAGCAAATTGAAGTGTTGTCAACAAATGGCGATACATTCCTAGGTGGTGAAGACTTTGACCAAGTTATCATGGATTACCTAGTAGACGAATTTAAGAAAGATTCGGGTGTTGATCTTAAGAAAGACATGCTAGCTCTACAGCGTTTGAAAGAATCTGCTGAAAAAGCCAAGATTGAATTGTCCAGCACAGCCAGTACCAGCGTTAACTTGCCCTACATTACAGCAGATGCAAGTGGGCCAAAACATTTGAACGTGACTATCAGTCGTGCTAAGTTTGAAAACATGGTTGACGCATTGATTCAACGCTCGATTGAGCCATGTAAGATTGCCATGAAAGATGCTGGCGTTACAGCCGCAGACATTGACGAAGTTATTCTTGTTGGTGGTCAGACACGCATGCCTAAGGTGCAAGAAGCTGTTGAAGCATTGTTTGGCAAGGCTCCACGTAAAGATGTTAATCCAGACGAAGCAGTTGCCGCAGGCGCTGCCGTACAAGGTGCCGTTCTAGCAGGCGACAAGACTGACGTTCTATTGTTAGACGTTACACCATTGAGTCTAGGCATTGAAACAATGGGCGGTGTGTTCACTAAAGTTATTAAGAAGAACACAACGATTCCAACTAAGGCATCACAAACCTTCTCCACAGCACAGGATAATCAACCTGCTGTGACTATTAAAGTTGGCCAAGGCGAACGTGAGATCTTCCAATACAACAAAGTACTAGGTGAATTTAATCTAGAAGGTATTGATGCAGCACCACGTGGCACACCACAAATTGAAGTTACCTTTGATATTGACGCAAACGGTATTCTTGACGTGAGTGCCAAAGATAAGGCAACGGGCAAAGAGAAGAAGATTACTATTCGTGCAAGTTCTGGTTTAACACCAGAAGAGATCGAACGTATGGTAACTGATGCCGAAGCTAACGCTGAAGAAGATAAGAAACAAAAAGAACTTATCGACATTAAGAATAGCGCAGAAGTTGAGTTGCACATGAACAGGAAGTTCATTGAAGAAAATAAAGAAGAGTTCACTGAAGAACAACAAACTGAACTAGATGGTTACCTCAAGGCACTTGAAGAAGCTATCACAGGAACAGACCCAGACGCTATCATGGATGCTACTGGTAAGTTTGACGGTGTACTAGGGCCAGTAAAACAAAAACTAGCAGAAGCAGCCAAGGCCAAGGAAAATACAAAAAATCCTGAACCAACCGCATCTACTGTAGACGAAAACGTAGTTGACGCTACCTTCACTGAGAAGTAAAATCAGACCCGTGGGGTGCCTTCGGGGCCCCACACTCGTTCTTGCTTAATAAAGGAGAAAATTATGAACGGACTAACTAAACTTGATGCACAAGTCATCAGCCAACTAAACAGAGCTCTCATCGGCTTTGATCGCATGTTCGATAGTTTCGAGCAGCGTTCCCTTAACACAACGGGCTATCCTCCCCACAACATTGTACGTCTAGATGAAAATCTATACTGTATTGAAATGGCTGTGGCTGGATTTAAAAAATCCGATGTGCAGGTCGAAGTCGAAGACAACACATTAACTGTTCGTGGAACTAGCGAAGTATTTGAATCTGCAACACGCGAGTATCTGCATCGCGGTCTTTCTAGCAGAGACTTTGTACGTAGCTTTCCACTAGCAGAACACATGGTTGTTAAAGATGCTAAGATCGAAAACGGAGTACTGACTATCAACATTGAACGAATCGTTCCCGAAGCTCTGAAGGCACGGGTGATTGACATTGTAGAAGTTAAGTAATATAATAAACATGTGGGGGAATAATTCCCCCACTTACGGAGTTTAACTAATAATGTCACAAGAACAAATCGTACTCAGCGAAAAAACTAAATCTCAAATAGAAGAACCCAAGCGTTGGAAAGTTCTTTTTCTAAATGACGACAGCACTCCAATGGAGTTTGTTATTGAACTATTAACCAAAGTAATGCACCACACTGAAAGTGTTGCACGTGATCTTACTTTAGAAATTCATAATAGTGGAAGCGCAGTTGTTGGCATCTTCTCTTTTGAAATTGCTGAACAGAAAGGTCTTGAATGTACTCAACTAGCACGTGATAACGGTTTCCCATTACAAATTACAGTAGAAGAGGAATAAATGAGTCTTAAAGATCTAACACACGCAAAACACAAAGAAGCAGAAACACAGCCATTTGTAAAAGTTTTATTCTCGGGTAAAATTAATCCGGACCTGTATGCGACATTCTTGTTTAATACACATCCGTTATATGACCTATTAGAAACTTATGCAATGGCACTTGGTCAGCTTAACGATTTACCCGATATCCGTAGAGCTCCTAAGATCAACGAAGACTTCCGTGAGATCTGGGGCAACCGCGCAGAACGTCCGGTAGACTTGCCTGTGGTTAAAGAGTATCTTGATCACATTAAAAATCTTGCTGAAACTGCTCCCGAGAAACTATTCAGTCACATCTATGTACGCCATATGGGAGACCTAGCAGGCGGCCAGATGATTAGTAAACGTGTGCCTGGATCAGGACGTTATTATCAGTTTGCTGATCCCGATGCACTAAAGACTGCAATTCGTGCTCGACTATCAGATGACATGGCAGAAGAAGCAAATGTATGTTTCGACTTTGCGGCTCGTATGTTTAAAGAAATGATGGATGTTGATCTTCCACACTTTAAAGCAGAAGAGTCAGCCGATGAGTAATGTTTGGGACACCTTAATCAAAATCGAAGAATACTTCGAAAGTAAATTCTATGCTACGGGTAGTATTATCAATGAGCCCGGTATGGAACGTTTTAATCAACCCGGATGGGTAAACAAAGTATGGACTAGTAGTCGCTATCGTCGTGCTCACATTGACGTAGTAGATGCCCGTGATACAAAGGGCCTATGGATGATGCACTGCTGTATCTTCCCCCACACGCATAACCCTGCGCCTATCTTTGGTTTTGATGTAATTGCAGGCAAAACTAAAATTACCGGATGTTTCTACGATTACAGCCCAGCAGGTGATCACGAACATTTTATGCTAGATATGTTTGCAGAAGAAGCACAGAAATTACAGTG